TTTATGTTTAGTAACGGTGTTGTGGGGTTTCTTGACCCTCTTGATGTACCCGGTACTGGTTATGTACATGATGGGTTGTGTTGTTCTGGACAAGATTTTAGTAGCGGAGCAGCAGGTGTAAGGTTTAATTACACTATAATGCCATGGCATACTGATTTAATAGACACAGGTATTGGTAAGTTTTATACACAAGGTGATTCTACATTCCAGAAGTATATGTGGGAAAACTTGTCAGAGTATTACAACAGAGATACAAGTAATACATTTGACCTGACAATATACCCAATGGGTAACATAGATGTAAACTATGAACAGGTACAAATAAATAACCACGCAGTAACAGTAGCAGTAGTTGGAGATTTAAGTCAAGGTGAGTATGAACAATGGTTTTATAATCACCCTACTAATGGAGCAATCTTTTGGAATAGCCAAGTAGATACTCCAGTAGAAATAGCAAATGGAGAGAGTATATGCAATGTAGTACCAGACAGTCACATCAGTTGTTTGTACTATCCAGAAGTTTATGCTGATAATGTGTACAATCAACAATGTGAGCTTGACCCTTTGTATGATTACGGATGTGATGGCTTTAGTGATGCTTACATAGAAGAGTATGTTGAAGAAGATGAGCCAGAAGTTTGGGAAACTACTGAAGAAAGTATTGAAGCAGTATTTGTATTGGAAGAGCCAGAGGTTTTTGAAGTAATAAATATTGAACCTTTAGAAGATTACACATTAGCTGCTACTACATTAGAAGAAGCTATACCAGAAATGGAAGATTTGTTTGAAGAAATAGCTCAAGAGGAGCTAATAGAAGAGATAGAAGCTGAATTAGAAGAGTTTTTAGAACCAGAAGAGGAAGAACTCGATGAGCAAGAGCAAGAAGAAGAACCCGTACAAGAAGAACAAACAACAGAAGAGCCTCAACAAGAAGAAATAGTAGAAGTAGCAGTAGTAGAAGAGCCTGTACTAGTAGAAAAGAAGAAAGAAAATAGTAAAAAGAAGAAGATGAGAGAGATTATAAGCAATAAACTAAAGAATTTAGCTACTGAAATGGGTAAAGCAGTATCTTTAGAAGAGCAACAGAAGCTACAAAGCCTTGTCTTAGCATTACTTAACTACAACGCAGGGTTTAGCAACTACAGTTACTCTTTAGTCGATGGTGTTTTTTATGAAGATAGGGGTATATACCTTGATAAAGATATACCAGATAACAAAAGAGGTTTAAGAAACGGACTTGCTAATGAAATACTACATAAAAAGCTAATGGATTTACAATGGCAGAAATAGAGTACGCAGGAGTTAAAGTAGGAGGTAGTAAAGCATTGCTTATATTGCCTCTTTTAGGTACAATTGTAGGTGTTCTATGGGGTGGCTTTGAGATATATCAAAGATACCTAGATATGGAAGCTAAGATAGCTTCTTATACTGCTCCTGACTTAACAGGTATAGAACAAGAATTAGCAGTAATAGAAGAAACTTTAATAGGTTTAAGTGACTCAGTTGAAATAGCTAAAGACTATACTAGGTCAATTAAAAATGATTTAAAAGATGACTTAGCTAGACAAGAGTCACTTATGGAAAGGCTTGAAGATAAAGTTAATTCTTCTCAAGATGAGATTGATACAACTATTGACACAGCCGAAGAAAGGTTTGACGCAAGACGAGATGCTTTGTATTCAGACACGGATAGAAAAATAAAAGAACTAGAAGAAAGGCTTAATGCTAGACTGCAAAGAGCTTTAGACAATCCACTAGCAAACTAAGGAGATATTATGGGATACGGTAAAAAACCAAAGAAAAGATAATGAAAGGTGTTAAACATTATAGAAAAGATGGAACTGAGCATACAGGTGGTATGCACAAAATGGATGATGGTACTTTACATTCTGGAAAAACGCATACTGCCTCAAGCACAAAATTGTTTCACTATGGCGAACTTAGTAAAAAAGCAAAAATCAAAGCTAAAACATCTTGGGGTAAATAATGGCAGATTCAAGATTAAAGCGTGCAGGTGTTTCAGGTTATAACAAACCTAAAAGAACTCCTAAGCACAAAACTAAAAGTCATGTTGTAGTGGCTAAATGTAAAGATGGTAGTGTAAAAACTATTAGATTTGGACAGCAAGGAGTTTCAGGTGCTGGTAAAAATCCTTCAAGCGCAGCTCAAAAAGCTAGGCGTAAATCATTTAAAGCTAGGCATGCTAAAAACATAGCTAAAGGTCCATGTTCTGCTGCATATTGGGCAGATAAGGTAAAGTGGTAATGGAAGATAAACGAGTACAGCTACAGTTAGATAAACATTCTTCACAGATAGCTAAACTTTTCAGTAAGATTGATGATACTAACGCTAAGATACAAAAGATATTTAACATATTGAATCAAATTAGATACTTTATATATGGTGGTTTTGCTTACTTTATAGCTTCTGAGGTGGGGATGTTTAATTTATTGAGGTTAGTAGCATGATAGGATTTTTAACTAATATAGCACCAATAGCTTTAGGTTTTGTTGCTAAGTTGTTTGCTTTAAAAAGCCAAGCAGCACAAGAACAGCAAAAGCTAATGATACAATCACTACAAGTCCGTAATGATTCTATTAATATGGCTAGAGATAGAGCAGATAAAGAAAGTCCAGTAGCTGCTATGAATAGAAGAATTATTATTCTAGTTATACTAGCTTTAATTATCTTTACACAGATAGCTCCTGTGTTTTTTAATGTACCTACAGTAATACCTACTGTAATTGAAGGAGCTAGTTTATTAGGTATACAGCTAACACCTGATACAATAGATTATGTAACTGTACAAGCAGGTGCTGTATTAAAGTTTGATGAAGTATTCCAATGGGCAACGATGATAATAGAGTTCTATTTTGGTGCGCAATTAGCTAAGGGGAAATAAATGACATACAGAGAATTAATTAATGAAGTATTAATAAGATTAAGAGAGTCTACTATAGCTACTGATTGGTCAGGTTCTATTAATGATAGTGCCGATATAAGCGATTATGAAAAAGTTATAGGTTCTTTAGTTAATGACACAAAAAGAAGTATAGAGTCTTATCACGATTGGTTAGTGCTTAGAGAAACAGTAGATATATCTACAGTAGCAGGTACTAAAAACTATAGTTTAACATCTGGACAAGATTTTAAAATAATGGATGTAGTTAATAATGCTACAGGTAATGGTTTAGTGCAGGTAAGTAGAGCTTATCTTAATAGAGAAAGATATCCTACAGCTTCTACTGGTGAGCCTCATTATTATGGGTTTAACGGAGCAGATAGTTCTAATAATTTAAAAGTAGACTTATCTCCTACTCCTAGTAAAGTAGAAACTATATCTTTTGACATAATTAAATATCAAGATACTTTAACTAGTTCTACTACTACTCTTAAAATACCTGCTCAGCCTGTTATTCTAGGAGCTTGGGCAAGAGCTATAGCAGAAAGAGGAGAAGATGGAGGCACGCAAAGTGCAATAGCTGCTGAAGAAGCTTCTAATTCTTTAAGTCAAGCTATTATGGTAGATAGTGGACATACACAGTTTGAATCAGATTGGTACATAGGGACTAAGAATGGCTAAAGAACTTTCATATCAGCCTTTACCTAATTTAGGTATTAATGGATTAAATACACAAGACAATCCAGCTACTTTAGACCCTTCGTATTTAACTCAGGCAGATAATATAGTACTAAGAGAGTCAGGTCGTATTGCTTTTAGGAAAGGATTAAAACAAAAAGTCGCTCCAAGTGGAACAGCTATAGGTTCTTTAATAGAACATGACGACCAAGGAACTAAAAAAATATTTGCTAGTTATGGAACAAGTATTTACACAGTAGACTTTACTGCTCCTGCTAGTCCTTTTCCTAGTAGTGGTGCTGATGTTAAACATACAGTAGCTAACAGCTCAGGTAATTGGCAGTTTATAAATTTTAATAAAAGATTACATTGTTTTCATTCAGGTGTAGTACCTCAAAGATATGATGGTGCTTTAAGCTCTGGCTCTAGATGGGCAGCTTTTGACAATAGTACTAAACCTGCTGGTGTAACTACATTTGACCCTAGTTGTGGTATGGGTTATTATGGTAGAATATGGTGTGGAGGAGTAGGTGAAGGGAAAGATGTTCTGTACTACTCTACTTTATTAGATGGAGATGATTTTAGATTAAACTCAGCTAATGCTGGCTCTGATGGTGGTTCTATTAGTTTAAGAACTGTATGGGGAACTGATGACATAGTAGCCATAGCTCCTTTTTATGGCAAGATAGTTATATTTGGCACCAATAATATTGTTATATATGATAGTCCTAATGTAATAGGAAGTATGGCTCTTAATGAAGTTATTCGAGGAGTAGGCTTAGTATCTAGAGATAGCGTACAAGCTATTGGAGATGATTTAGTATTTTTATCTAATACAGGACTACGTTCTTTAGCGCGTACTACAGAAAAAGACAAATTACCTTTAACAGATTTATCTTTAAATGTAAAAGATACATTAATAAGGCATATAGGACAAAGCTCTGCTGTTAAATCTATATATGTAGAGAATGAAGGTATTTACATTATGACTTTTACAGCAAGTAACATTACCTATGTCTTTGATTTTAAACATAGAACGCCTAATAATGCGCCTCGTATAACTACTTGGACATTTGATAATGACAGAGAGCCTGCTAGTATGGCATACACTACTTTGTATGGTTTGTTGATAGGGCAAAAAGATGGAAGCTTAGCTGGTTACGAACAATACTATGATACTGATTTAGCAGGAGCCTCTACTTATACAGATAGTTCTTATACTGCTAACTTTGCTACTACATGGGTAAATTTAGGAGAGTCAGTAGCTGCTGCTTTACTTAAAAGATTATTTATGGTTTTAGAAGGCGGTTCTGGAGCAACTTTAGGTTTAAAATGGTATAAAGATTTTAGTCCTACACCTTCTAAAACCACATCTATTACTTTAAATCCAGTAACAACAGGTTCTACTGCTTTATGGGGTGCGAGTACATCTTTATATGGAAAATCAGGTGTTACTTATAAGCCTGTGTTTGGACTACAAGAATATAGAACGCCATTAACAGGTTCAGCTAAGAATTTAAAAATAGCAATAAGCATAGAATCAAATGGTTTTGATACTAGTCTACAAGATTTAACACTTCTACACAAACAAGGGAAAATAAGATGAGTAATTATACAATTGCAGTTGCTTGGTCAGGTAAAGATGCGCTGTCTGATTCAGATGCAAACAAAGTTATATCAGGCGCAGACTTTAATACAGAGTTTACAGCAGTTCAGACAGCAGTAAACACAAAAGCAGATTTGGCAGGTAGTGCTTCGCAAGCATTTAGTGCTACAACAGCAAACTCAGGAACTAATACTACACAAGTAGCCACAACTGCTTTTGTTACAGCAGCAATAACAGCAGTCAAAGCTGCTTTATATCCAGTTGGTTCTATATACACAAACGCAGCAGTTAGCACAAATCCTGCAACACTTCTTGGATTTGGTACTTGGGAAGCATACGCAGAAGGTAGAGTTCCAGTAGGTAAGGCATCAAGTGGTACATTTAATACTCTTAATGCTACAGGTGGTGCTGAAACACATACATTATCTATTGCTGAAATGCCTGCTCATACTCACTCGTCACACGATAGTAACCATACTCGTACACCAGATTCAACAGATAATACTTCTGATGAGTATGGAGCATACGCAAGTTCAAACACAGGCTCAACTGGTGGTGGAAATGCACACAATAACTTACAACCATATATAGTAGTCTATATGTGGAAACGCACAGCATAGGAGATTAAGATGGCAGGATGGGCAACATTAATAGGTTCAGCAATTTCAGCCTATGGAAATTACAAATCTAATAAAAGAAACGAGCAAGGAGCTAAAGATGCTCTTACTGATGGAATTGCAGCAGTAGAACCTAAGAATGTAACAGGAGGTTTTGGAAGCTTTACAGTAGACCCTGATGGCACTCGTAGAATGGAGCTAGATGAAAGGTATGCTAAAGAAAGGGATTATTTTTTAGATGACGCTGCTCTTAATAAAGGATTTTTAACTCAATATCAACAAGGTGGACCAGCTGCTGCTGCTAATACTTTATTTCAGCAACGCGTAGACCCGATGAGAAGAAATCAAGCTAGAGCGGAAGCTTTGTTTGATGAAAGAGCTAATGCTAGAGGTATGTTAGGAGCTACTGAAACATTTGCTGCTAGAGGAGCAAACACTCAAGGTTATCAACTAGCTGAAAATGAAGTTTATAATAAAGCTTATATGGATGTACAAGATATTATTGATAGGTATAGAAGCAGAGTTACTACTGGTGTAAATCAAGCTGTTAATATAGAAGGATTACCTTCTGGATACTTTGACCAGAGCTTATCAGATGCTGGTAATAGAGCTTCTATAGTAGAAGAAGGTATGAAAAATGTAAATACAGCACAAGAAGCAAGTAATGCTTATAATGCTAAAACAGCTACTAGTTTAGGTAGTTGGTTAGGTAAGAAAAAGTTTTCTACAGGTTCTACATCAGCAGGAACACATGCTAGATTTACACCTCCTAAAGGTGGGATGATGGCAGGACCAATGAGTTATTTGAAATAGGAGAATAAGATGGCAAGTTACATGGACTATGCTGTAAAGAACGCAGAACAAACAGGTATGTTAATGGGCAAAGCAGCCGATGCTTTTATGGGAGTAGAAGATGAAGAGGCAGCAGTAGAAAGATTAATTAGAGATTCTGACATGAGTACAGAAACAGGAAGAGCAGCCTTACTTAAAGCAGTAGGTAAAATATCTCCTGATGCTTTTAAAGAATTACAAACTCAAATGAATACAACTGCTGTGGCTAATGCTACTACTGCGCAAACTAAGATGAATACTGAAAATCAATTGATTGCTCATACGACTAAACTTAAAGGTAATTTATATGCTAAAGAGTTTGAAAGAGATGCTAGTAGTGCAGGTTTTGAGTTTGCTATTCGCTATTATTTAAGTCAAAACGGAGTACCTTTTGATGTAGATAAACCACCTAAAACAATAATAGAAGCTCAAAAAGTAATAGCAAAACACACTAAGAACCCTAGTGATTTAAACAAAGGGTTAAAAGCTCATGTGTCCCAACAGCAAACTATGTTTATAAACATGAGAGCTACTCAAGATGCTGGTATAGAGCTAGGTTATACTCCTAAAGTAGCTCCTACTAGTAATAACTTTGATGCTCCTTTGCCTACAGATGCTGCGACTACTAGTACTAGTGGAACGCCTATTAATTTTAATCCTTCTACTTCTCCTAAAGGTCCAGACTTTAGAGCAGTACAAAATGGAGTTGAAGGCACTTGGAAGTTTCAAGATGAGAACTATATAGGTGGTATAGATGGTAAATCAGTACCTGCTATATGGAAATTTTACCCTGATACTGAAACTAATTACACAGCTGAAGGTACTAAGTTTAATATAGATGGCTTAACTGTGACAGCAGATAACATGACTGACCTTTATGATTTTTAATTAATGGCTTTTCAAACAGAACAACAACGAGAAGAACAAATACAAGCTGAATTAGCTTTGTATCCTCAAGCTGAGGGTTATACTTATGGTTCTGGTTTTGTAGGAGGGCATCAAAGTATAGGCTCTTGGTTTACTTCTGGAATTACTGGTTTATTACTTAGTAAAGGAGCAAGTGATAGCGAGCAGCGTGACTGGTATGTACAAAGAAATGGAATACAATTTGGTAAACAAGCTTTAGAAGACAGAGTTAAGGCTTATAAAGAAGTAAGTAAGTTTAGAGAGCTTACAGTAGAGGAGCAATCAGATTTAATAGAGTCTGAAAGAAGAGATAAATTAATGCAAAGAGATTTGCAGTATGTATTTAATCAAAAAAAAGGAAATCTAGATGCTCCTATTGATTCTAAAGGACAAAGTTTTAATGATAGATGGGGAGTACCTTCAGAAGATGAAGAAGGATTATTAGAGTTATTAAAAGTTTTAAAAGATAATCCTGCTTATACAGGGGGTGTATTTACTGCTGAGATATTAAAAGATTTACCTTTAAGTGTATTAGCTTGGCTAGGTTTAACAGCTAAAGGAGCTTCTGGAGCTAGTTCAATTACTAAAGCTCTTAATAAACTTAATAATATTGAACCTGCTGCTCTTAGAGGATTAGCTAAGATGGGTACTGGTATAGGTACTGGTGCTGTAGCTGGTGCTAGTTACGAAGGATTGTATACTCAACTAGAGCAAGGTGAGGTTAAAGCTAAAGAAGTTAAAGCAGGAGCAGCATTTGGTTCAGCTTTTGGTGTACTAGCTGGATTAGGTATTATGGCTAGAACATCTAAAGATTTATCTAGTAAAGTTAAATCTAAAGAAAAAACACCAGCTTCTCCTGAAGAAATTAGTTTAAAGAAAACTACAGAAACACAAGAAATAATACCTGCTAGTGAAGTTTTAAAAGAAGAAAGCATTATAGGTACTCTAAAAGAACAACCTAATAGATTATTTCCTGAGCTACAAGAAGGTAGAGATTATGTACTTGTAGATTTAGCTACAGAAAAAGGGTTAATTATAGCTAGAAATAATGGATGGCTAGTTAAAGGAGGAAAACTACAAGGATTTAAAGGAACTCAAACGATAGATGTAAATGGCATTCCTCATATTGTAACTTACAAACCTAGAATAACACAAGTTTTTGACAGGTTTCAAGATAGATTTAAAGAAACTGTCAGTAAAGCAGGTAGGTACGACAGGCTTACGCCTCATCAAAAAACATTCCTTGACAATGTAGATAGCTGGGATGTTATGTTACATGCTAGAGAAAAAGGAAAGATTGAATTACTGCGTAGAGAACAAGAAGAAATAGCAAATGGACAGCCAGTAAGTTATGATATAGGAGCTAGAGAAAGAAGATTAAATGCTTTAGCTGCTGAAGAGTTAGAAAGAGCTTACAACTTAAGAGCTAAAGAATTACTTACTCCTAGCGAAAGAAACATTGAAGATGTAAGAGCAGAGTTAGAAGCTACTAGGAGTTTGCCTAATGAAATACCTATTAATACTACTAGAGGAGCTGCTGAGAAAGCATCTAGTTTTTTTGAAAGTAAACCTAAAGTAGGATACGCTGCTGCTGCTGGAGCTGCGGTATTAGGCTACGCAGTTACAGATAAAGAACAAGGGGAGCCTTTTCAGACAGCTCTTGCTGCTGGTTTAGCTGTGGGACTTGGACCTAAAGGATACAGAGCATTAAAAGGAAAGTCTTTAAATGCTGTAGGTATGCAAGTTAAAGCACAGATAGCCAAACAACTAGAAGCTGATTCTAATTTAGTTAAGATATGGGAAGCCAAGGCTCAGAATATAATGAATGAGCTTAATAAATTACCTGAAGCTACTGCTTTAAGCATTATAACTAGAATAGAAGGTTCTAATCTAGATGCTAACGGTAAACCTTTGCCTTCTTTAACTAAAGAACAACAAGATATAAAAGCAGATATAAAAAGTTTGTTAAATGAAATAGGTAAATTAGCAGAAGAGTCAGGTGTTATTAACAAGCAAGGTACAGTAACTAAACTTAATCTTGAAAATATGAATGAGATGCAGACAGGAGCATTTCTAAATAATTACTTTCCTCATTTATTTGTAAACACAGGTAAATTAACTGATGATGATTTAGCTGCTATCTTTGGTAAGCTTTCTGATAAAAGTGCTAATCAAAGAAGTATTAGAGGTACTTTAGCAGACATTCAGCAGATGATAGATAACGGTGAAATAACAACTTCTCTTGAATTACTTGGACCTAAAGATGCTATGAATGCTTATGTTCAAGGTATGTCAAGAGCTATTATAGGCAGGAGAGCATTAAATAGTATGCTTACTTTAGAAGTAGGAACTCCTGATGGTGGTAAAGGTTTAAGATTACCTGCACTTGTAACGCTAGAAGACTTAGCTATTTTAAAAGCAAACAAGAATGGTAGAGGTTTAAACAAACAAGAAGGTTTACATTACTTAGAGTTTGAACATCCTGCTTTAAAAGGATACGCAGCACATACAAATGTACATGCTATATTAAATGACTTCTTTGCTATTAGACATAGAGGAGGTATAGGTGATATAGCAGAAAAGATACTTAAATTAAATAACGCACTTAAGCGTGTGTTTGTATTTGGTTCTTTGTTCCATGCTCAAGCTTTGTTTATGTCTGGTATGTATTCTATGGGATTAGTAGGAGCTATTAAAGGTGTTAGTGGTAAAGGAGCTTTAGGTAAAAGAACTTACAAAGATGCTAATGGTAATGTAAAGACAGAAGATTTAAGCTGGGCAGATATGCAATTAGGTAGGAATGAGTTTGCTCGTATATCTCAAGAGGCTATGAAAGATGGCTTACAAATTGTTAACATTAGAAAACAAGAATTAGTAAACCCCGGTAAACCTCAAGTAGATTTTATAATAAGCAAGCTTGGTAGAGGTGGTAAAATAATGGGAAAAGCTTTTGATGCAATAGATAATATTACATGGGAGTATTTGCATGATAGATTTAAACTAGCTGTGTATTTAAAGCACAGGGAAAGATTAGTAGATGATGGTGTAGACATGAAGTTTGCAGGTGAGAAAGCTGCTGAATTTGCTAACGATGCGTTTGGTTCTTTAGACTGGAATAACTTTACTACTAGATTATATGAATACGCAGCAGCTAATCCTGATAAAGCAAGAGGGCAAGCTGCTAGTAAGTTAGCTCAGTTGTTACCTGTCAATAAAAGACGATGGTTAAATTTAGGTTTGTTTGCTCCTGACTGGACTGTATCTAACATTAGAATTATAGCTAAAACATTTACTGGTTTACCTACTATAACTAAAGCAGTAGCTAAGCGTGTACAACGAGGAGAGTGGGAAAGTCCTGAAGCAAGAGCAGCAGTTAAAGCATGGAATATGTATTCAGCTTATTCTCTTAGAGCAGGTGTTTATACAACAGCTTTATGGTGGGCAATGACTGAAGCTTTTTCTAGTGAAGAACCTACAATGGAAGGATTGTTTGAGTTTTGGAGTGGTGATAATAGTGGTAAATTAGATTTAGGTGGCGGTGAAAGTATGGTTATTTCTAAACAGATAGCAGAACCTATACATTGGATACAACATCCTACTCATACCTTTATGAATAAAACAAGTGTAGTGCCTAAAACAGCTTTAGAAGCTATGTTTAATAAGCAATGGTTCTCACTTAAAAAAGGCATACCACTTGGTCCTAGGTTAATAGATGAAGATGGTACACAGCATTATGCTAAATGGATACTAGGAAAAACAATACCTATTGTAGGTAAGTCAGTATTAGATGAAGATTTAGATTGGCAAGAAAGATTTGAAAGAGTATTTACAGGGTTCTTCGGATTCCCTCAATATGGCGACCCAGAAGAATAATAACAAGGAGAAGTAACATGGCAATAAAAATACCATCACAAGAAGAAATAGCACAATTCTTTTATGATATAGATGAGTTAGAAGGATATAGTTATGCTGAATGGTTAGACTATATGGAGCAAGAGTATCCTAATATAGATGCAGCAGAACTTTACGCAAGTCGTGGAGAAAATATTGTAACTGGCTATAGAGATATCAGAGGTAATTTTGTAGCAGGTGAGAAGCCTGTTATAGACGATGATGTAATGGCTATGATAGAAGAGTCAGTAGATAATCGCCCTAGTGAAATAGATACGATGAATGCTAACATAGAAGATTCAGCTAGTGAATTAGATAATATGTCACAAGCAGAAAAGTCAGCTAACTTTATGGCGATGCTTAAAGATAGGGCAAAGAATCCAGAAGCATACGAAACTATAATGATGGAACAACCTGAAGTTGAACAGTTTACTCAAGGTGCTTTAGATGATGACACAGGAGAGTTTATGTTAGCTTCTTCTGAAGAAATAGAAGCATTAGGAGATACAGCTATTGACCCTTTAGACCCTATGCAAATAGGAGATATGATAGTTAAGTACGCAGATGATGCAGGTATTGACCCTACACTTGGTATGTTAATGGCTGGCGTTGCTACTAAAAATCCTAGTAAAGTTTTAAAAAAGAAAGATGGAATGATTAGCGGTAAAAACTCTAGTGTTCTTAAAAGCTCAGACGATGCTACTGCTTTTAAAAACAGAGTATCTACTAAAGCTAAAGGACCAACAACAATAAAAACAAATCAACCTGTTAGTACTGCTAACTCTACTATATTAAAACCGACTTCACCTGCTACTGTAAATGCTAAAAACTCTAGAGTATTAAAGCAAACAGAACCTAAAGTTAGTACTAAAAACTCCAGAGTTATCAAAGAAAAAAATAGTGGTAATATGGATATTGTAACTAAACAAGCTAATGCAGAAAAGGTTAAAAACATTGCTACTACTAGAAGAAATTTATCTACTAGAGATAAATTAGTTGCATCAGGTATAACAGGTGCAGCAGCTATTGCTGCTCTTACTAACAAGAATGGATTAAGTGGAGATAGAGATGAAGATGGTTCATTAAAACCAATAACTCCTGTTGAAGTAATTAAACCTAAAGTTGAAACTAAAACTAAATCAAAAGCAATAGGCTCTTACTATGACGATATGCCTCCTAATGAAAAAGCTACAGACAATAGAGATATTGCAAGTAAATCAACAGTTAGAAAAGGTTGGAAGCTACCTCAAGAATTTGAAGGTAGTACTACTACAGGTAACTATCTAAGCGCAGACTTTGATGATGACTACTGGAACACACCAGAAGGCGTGGCTGAAGCTATAGGTATATGGGGTAAACCTGTTGGTAATAAAATAGCCAGACGATTCAACTAAATGGTGACATAGGTGGGCGAGGTGGATGTCTTTCTTCCTCCTTGTCTTTTATAATTTGCATACACCATCCTCACAGTCGTCTGGACTTGTTGTAATTATGTATTCATCTGACCTGCCTGCTGTAGTAGTAACAGGTACTCTCCCCAAGTTAGCACATACAAACTGTTGCAACAGATTCTCATCTGTTCTTAGTTCACATCTCTTGACATATCTAGTGTAGGCTTCTTCAAACTTTATACTTAATACTTTTGCTCTCTCTGCGTAATCTTCTGCTAATCTTCTTATAATCTCTTGCCTACCGCTTTGTGTCATAACTCATCTCCATTTAATTCGATAACTACATAGTTATCTTCCATATCATCATCACCAAAACTCGTGGTGAATCCCCTGACATAGTCATAACTATCATCGAC